GGATCACGCACATGCTCCGCGAGTCCGAGCGGTGCGACGCGAAGGTCTTCTCGGGCTGGCACCTCCTGAAGGAGGGCAACCCGAAGGACCCCGACGACGCGATCCGGGCGCACGGCTTCGACAAGATCTACGCGCTCACCGTCGGCACGGGCGCGCAGTACCAGACGGTAGAGGCGTGGACGCTCGATCGACTCACCGAGCGCACTGCGGAGCTGTCCGACCCGCGCGAGCGACTCGCCCACGCCATCGAGCTCGGCGGCTGCGTCAAGAACTCGATGGCCTTCTCGCTGTACCTGGACGGCGCGGCGAAGCTGTCGGGCGTGCCCGTCGCGGCGCTCCGACAAGAGCTCGTCAAGACGGGCTTCACCGAGACGGGCTACGTGACGCGACTCGCGGACGCGATTCGCAACGAGTTCCACCGCAGCTACCGCGTGGACGGGAGCAGAGGAGGCGAGCTCTACCTCTTCCACCGGCAGAAGCGACACGCGATCCAGTTCTACCTCACCGACGGGCGGTCGATGCTGGCGCAGATGTCGAACGTGTACGGCGACATGTGGACGTGGGTGAAGGACCACGTCGGCCTGCCGCCGGCCCTGGACGACGAGAACCTGGACGGCGTTCAGTCCTCGTTCCTCCTCCCGGAGAAGGTGAAGATCCTCGGAGACTACATGGCTCTTGCGATGCAACAGGTCTACCAGGGCGTGCCTTCACGCTCCGAGTGCAACGAGCACAACCAGGGGGTATGGTGGCTCGACGACCCCGCCAACCCGGGGACGAAGTGCATCTACGTCCACAACGGCGACCGCACCTACAAGGGTGTGTGGCGACCGGGGTGCGACGCGGTGCTCGACTGGACGGAGCTTCAAGGCCCCTCGGACGGGAGGGAGCTCTTCAACCTCGACGGCACGCGGCGCTGGTCACGCGAGATCTCCTCGGCCGCTGACCTCGAAGAGGGCAACAACTACACGAGGGAGGACCTCGCCAAGGCGCTCCGCTCCCTCGCGGAGATGTTCCACAAGCTCTGGAAGCTCAAGTACGGCGAGACGGACGCGAAGTTCCTGGCGTACCACCTCGCCGCCACGGCGGTCACCGAGGCCTTCGACACGAAGGCGATCATGCACATCCTGGGGGAGACGAACGCAGGCAAGTCGTCGCTCCTGTCCTGCTTCGGCGGCACGCAGTTCCCGGACCTCTCGCTCGTCGAAGCCTCCCACTACCGCGCCAACTACACCGCCGCCTTCGTCTCCCAGACCTGGAACCGCTGCTCGCTGTCGATGCTGCTCGACGAGTTCGAGGACGAGCAGTCCTCGCGCAGCCACAAGGGGCAGCAAGTCGAGAACCTCTCGGAGATGATGAGGCAGCTCGTCACGGCCGGCGGCACCGACCCGGGGCGCGGCTCCAACGACGGCAAGCCGAGGTCGACCATCCTGCACACCTTCGCGGCGCTGGGCTCGATCCTCCGCGCGTCCAAGCCGCAGGACAACAACCGACGCGTGACGATCGAGCTCTTCACGCGGGCCAACGAGGCTGGCGCGAAGCCCCCCAACATCGCGATGTTCGAGTTCTTCACGCGGGCCGAGTACAACCGCATCCGGCGGATGTTCTCGGTCGCCCTCCATCGCTGGGTGCCCGAGCTCGCCGCCCTCCAGAAGAAGGTCGGGCAGGAGATCGCCAAGGAGGGGCTCGTCACCTACCCGGTACCCGCCCGGTTCTCCGACAACCTGCTCCCCGCCGTGGCCGTCATGGCGCTGCTCGAAGAGGAGAAGGTCTGGAAGCAGTTCCTGCGCGACATGTTCAACGCACGACGCGAGGCCATCATCGAGGTCGCCCAAGACACGGCGTCGAACGCCATGCTCGAACGGATCCTCAACGTCCCGAACTGCACGTACGACAACAACAAGCGCGCCTCCGTCAACCAGCTCATCTCCAAGGCCGACACGGTCGAGTTCCTCAACAAGAGCCCGTGTGGCGTCTACTTCGACGAGCGCAACAAGCTGCTCATCGTCAACTGGTGGACGGTGAACGCGATCGGCGGCGGCCTCCTCTACCGCGTCGACAATTACGACCAGACGACGCCGCAGAACCTGAAGCACACGTTCGACCAGCACCCCAACGCGCTCAAGCCCGAGGAGCTCAAGTCGTACCGCGTCTTCGAGTTCCTGCGGACCCACGCCACGGGCGCTAACGAGCGCGGCATCTCGGCTATGCGCATCGACAAGGTGGTGAATTCACTGCGTGATATCCCCATCCCCGATGGCTCCAACGTGCTCGTGCTGCCGAACCGGCAGGCCGACGGGGAGCCGAAGATCAAGTCCGACACCGGGAACGTATGATCCACATTATCAGATACGTGGGAGCTGACTTCGCAGCCTGCGGAGAAGAGTTCGAGGAGGCAGTCGTACTCGGCGGCACCGCGATCGACGAAGCGAACTGCAAGGCTTGTTGCGACGAGTGCGGGGTGGAGCCGGGTGCGCCCGGCGCGGGGCAGGACCGCATCAAGTACCGGTACACCATCACCCTCCTGTGCGACGAACAGCTCAGCTACAAGCAGCGCGAGTACCTGGAGAGCACGGTCGAATCGCACATCGGGTATCCCGCGAACGTGCACGCAGAGCCCGAAGAAGTGCCCGTGGACGAGAACGGAGACGAGGTCTGACGAATGGCCAACGTATCACTCACGGCCCCGCCCCCGGCGTTCTCGTGCTCGGTGTGCGAGCGCCCAGGCCGCGTCGACAAGGCGGGGCCCGGGTGTGCGTCGTGCCCCGCGCTCAAGGGCGCCCACTACTACCCCACGTCGGACGGCGACCCTGCCTGCGACGTGTTCTTCCTCGGGGATCACCCGGAGCGTCCGCCGCTCTTCCAGATCCAGACCAAGCGCCGGGAGCTGCCGCCGACCGACCACTTCGCATTCCAGGACGACGCGGGGCGCGTGGTCAAGAACGCGGTCGCCGACCTCCACAAGGATCGAGCGTTCAACCATCTGACGGTGCGGTACGGCTACGCGGTGCGGTGCGCCGTGGAGAGCCCCGGCGCGGGCGTCATTCGCGCCTGCTCAGGCCCGCTCCAGGACGAGCTCGCCAACATCGCCGCGTCGCGCGCGGCGGCCGGCAAGCAGGGCCCGCTGGTGGTCGTCGCGCACGGCGTCCCCGCCCTCTCTGGTCTTGGGCTCCACGTGAAGAAGGAGGCCGACGCGACCGGCAAGGTCTTCACGACCCGCGCCGCCGGCATGGACCTCGTGGTGGTCTTCACGCGCACGCTCAAGGCCATCGCCGCGAGCCCTGGCACCTACGAGTCGACACGCGCCAACATCGCCAAGGCGTTCGCCCTGGCCGCCCGCATCGACGTCAAGCCCATGTCGCGCACCGACATGGCCGCCGGCCACATCTACCCCGCCTCGGTGGCCGAGGTGCGGGAGCTCGTGCGCATGATCGACGCGTACGCGGGGACGGCCAAGGACGCGAAGGAGTGGGCGATCTCCTTCGACACCGAGACCAACACGCTCTACCCCACCAAGACGGGCCTCAAGGTCACGGCGGCGTCGTTCGCGTGGGACGTGGGCCTCGCGTGCGCCATCCCCCTCTGGCACGACGAGACGCCGTACGACCCGGAGCCGGCGTGGGAGGAGGTGAAGTGGCTCCTCACCCGCAAGCCGCTCATCCTCCACAACTACCGCTACGACATCAAGGTCGTGTGGAAGATGGGGGCCGACATTCCCAACCTTCGCTGGGACACGCTCCTCGCAGAGCACGTCCTGCGCGAGGACGCCAAGGGCTTCTACGGCCTGAAGGAGCTCACCGCCGAGCGCTTCCCCGAGCTCGCCGGCTACCAGAACAAGGTGGTCGAGATGGTCGAGGCCGAAGAGGAGCGGGAGATCGCCGAGGAGCTCAAGGAGCGCAAGCGGCCCAAGGCGCAGATCCCCGGCGAGGTCATGGAGGCGCTCGCGCGGCTCAAGCTCAGCCCGAAGTTCCGCGAGGCGACGCTCCAGAAGAAGCTGGAGGAGTGGCAGCTCGTCGCCATGGCGGAAGCCGGCGGCGGCAACCTGCTCGGGGCAGGGGCGCCCGTCGAAGCACAGATCGCGGACGCGCGCCTCGTACTGGCCGCCAAGAAGGCGGGCGAGTTCAAGGTCGCCAAGCCCAAGCCCGAGAAGAAGGAGCACGACGGCGCGTACGCGAAGGTCCCCCTGCCCGAGCTCCTCTTCTACGCCGCCGTGGACGCCGACGCGACGCGGCGGCTCGCGGTCGATCAGGTCTCGCGCATGCGCGTCGAGGACGCCAGGATCGCCGACGAGCGCGACAAGGTCGACCGCATCGCCCGCTTCTCCGTGTCGTCGAGCGCCTTTCACGCGGTGAAACGGTGCGACATCGACAAGCCGCGCTACGCCCTCGCGCGGTCCCGCTACACGCGCCGCGCCCGCCACCTCGCCAAGATCGAGTACCACGGCTTCCGCATCGACAAGGTCTACCTCGAACAGGCGCGGCAGGACATCGAGCTGGCGGTCGTCGAGGCGCGCAAGAAGATCGACGAGATGGCCCAGGGGGAGCTCAACCCCAAGAGCGGCGACCAGCTCCAGCGCTTCTTCTGCGACACCGGGATCGGCTACGTGCACCCGAAGCCGGACGCGGCGGCCGAGCTCGCGCAGCAGCACCCTGACCTCTTCAAGTGGGACGGGCAGCGGCTCATGTACCGCGTGCCGCGCGCGGAGAACGGCGAGTGCCCGATCCGCTTCACGGCCACGGGCAAGGTCCAGATGGACGCCGCGTTCCTGAAGCGGGTCAAGGCCGGCTACAAGGACCCGTTCGCGGACATCAACCTCGCGTGGCGCAAGGCCGCGACCATCCGCGACTCGTTCCTCTCGAACATCGCGAAGCTCCTCGACTTCTACGCCGACGGGTGGATTCGGCCGGGGTACAACCTCAACGGCACGGCCACGGGGCGGCTCTCCAGCTCGTCGGGCGTCAAGGGCATCGGGTTCAACAACCAGAACATCCCGAAGAAGCCCATCGGCACGGTGAACTGCAAGAAGCTGTTCATCCCCGACGACGACTCGTTCGTCCTCGTCAATATGGACGGCGCGGGCGCCGAGGTCGGCGTCCTCACCGCTTACGCGCGGGCGGTGAAGCTGATCGAGTCGATCATCGCCGGCATGGACACCCACAGCTTCTTCTCGTCGATCATCCTCAACCCCGACTCGGTGGCAGAGGGGCTGACTGGCTCGGCCCGCGAGGCCGCGCTGCGTCTCGCGACGATCGATGACGCCCACGCGTGGAGCTACGAAGACTTCGTCGCCGCCAAGAAGGATCAGCTCCAGGACAAGGCCTATCAGGTCCGCCTCTACGACCTCCGCGAGAACATCAAGCGCGTGGTGTTCGGCACCCTGTTCGGCGCGGGGTACCGCAAGATCGCGGAGATCGCCGGTATCCCGGCCTCGTTCGCCAAGAAGGTCATCGAGCTGTTCTTCGCCCGCTTCCCCGAGGTCAAGGAGGCGATCGAGTACGCGAAGTGGCACCTCCGCACGTTCCACTTCAACGAGACCTACTTCGGCCGTCTGCGCCGCTTCACGATCGACAACGCGCCGAGCGGGATGCTGGCCCGTGCCGAGCGCCAGGGCTTCAACTTCCTGATCCAGTCGACCAACAGCGACATCGTGATGGACGTGCTGTGCGACATGGGTGACGAGATCGAGGGCATCGGCGGGCGGCTCCTGGGCACGGTGCACGATTCGATCATCTTCCAGTGGCCGAAGAAGTACATCGACCAGCTCGCCGAGGTCGTGCAGCGGGTCGGGTCCGACAAGGTGAAGCGTGACTGCCCGTGGCTTCCGGTGCCTTTCCGCTGGGACGTGGAGGTGGGGCCCAGCTACGGCGAGCTGATGAAGCTCAAGGACTACCTCAAGAAGCCCGAGCTCGCCGCGCCGAAGGTCATCGTGCCGTTGTACGAGGGGTACTCGAACGACGACGTGATCGACGAGATGCGTCACGCCGAGGAGCCTATCCCGATGAAGGGGAAGAAGAAGTGAGCTGGATCATCCAGGAAGACGGTCTGTCGCTGCTGCGGATCGTTTGGAACGATGAGGAGGGTCAGGGCATGACGCTCGGTGAGTCCGGGCCCTGCGACCCCGCCGTCGCGGAGATCAACAACAAGGTCATGGCGACGGACCCGGAGAAGGACGCGCGCGGCTTCTACTGGGACCGGCAGAAGTCAGCGAGGGAAGCGCTGCGCCTCGTCAAGGCCGTCGACAAGGCGTACAAGGCGAAGCAGGCCGCCGTGTGCCCCTGCTGCAAGCGCCCGCTCGACCCGTGAAGGTCGCGGAGATCTGCTACGCGCGATGGCCCGACCGGTCGCTGCGCGACGCCAAGGCGCGCAACGAGATCGAGGGGCTCGGCTTCGCGCGGGTGCCGGCGTCTCACGCCGACTACTACGTGCCGGACGTTCGTGTCGACGAGATCAAGTCCGTGATCGTCGATCTGAACACGCTCTACAAGGGCTCGCTCTGGATCTGTTGGTGGGACAGCGAACGACCCAACGATCCGTGCGAGCGGTGGTACCCGGAAGGGTTGACAGGGTAGGTGAACTGATGGGACTTTCACCCCGAGGTGACAAGAAGATGGCGACGAAGAAACCGTGGGCGTGGCTCGACACCGAGACCACAGGGCTGAAGCCCTCCGACGGGGCGCGCGTGATCCAGGTCGCGGTGCACGTCACCGACGATTCACTGCGTGACATCACGCGCGGAGGCAAGGTCGTCTACGCCTCCTACATCAAGGTGCCGCTCCAGGCGCTGATCGACGCAGCGCCGCGCGCGCTGGAGGTGAACCACGTCGCGAAGGCCGTGGCGCGGGCGGAGATCAAGCAGCTCCCCAACACCCCCACGGACCGCCCCAGGATCGCCTGCGGCCCGCTCGCCCTCCAACCCGCGACGGACGAGACGCTCGCGCTCCCCGGCTCCGTCTTCAAGACGAAGGAGTTCCCGACCGGCGAGCACGTCTACGTGATGACGGACTACGAGGCGTACGACCGCGCGCCTCCCCCGCACGTCGTCTGGCAGACCGTGCACCAGATGCTCTCGGGGTGCCACCTCGTCTGCCAGAACCTCCCGTTCGACAAGCCGTTCGTCGAGAACGAGCTCGCGCTCTGCGGCCTGACCTACCCCTGCGACTTCCGTGGGATCGAGATCATGTCGCTGTCGAACCTCCTGTCGCAGCACCTCGGGCTGACGGCGTGGGGCCTCGACAAGCTCTACGACGCGATGGCCGCGCGCTACGGGATGGACGCGCTCTCGGCCCACCGCGCGGACGGCGACGTCGCGCGCATGATGGCCGTGTACAGCTTCGTGCGGAAGCAGTTCATGGCCTCCTTCGTGTGGCAGGAGGCGGTCAAGGCCCACGGCGAGTTCATCGACCGGCTCGCGGGCAAGCTGGGCGTGGGGCTCGGGCCCACGTGGGTCGACACCGCCAAGAACATCGAGCGCGAGGTCGACACCCTCCGGGCCGTCATCGCGAAGCTGGAGGCCGACCAGAGCGACAAGGAGCGGCAGCGCGAGTACCCCGCCGAGCAGATCTTCCCGGCGGACCCCTGACGATGCCCGACCTCCACGTCGTGGACGATGTCCGCAAGTACGAGACGCTCGCCGACCGCGTGAACGTCTACAAGCAGAAGCGGGCTTGGCGCGAGAGCCGTCGCGGCGAGTCCGAGGTCATCGAGTCGGACCTCATCGGCCACCACATGCGCGTCGAGCCGGAAGCGGAGGAGCACTACTTCATGCGGCTCATCGCCGTCGACGGTGTTCTCGTCGACGAGCGCGTCTCCACGGGTCCCTTCATCCCCCGCTTTTGATGCCGGCGCGCGGCGGCACCTACCAGGGGATGAACTGGATCTGTGGCCCGACGCGCTACGCGATCTACTTCCGGGACCGCGACCCGGCCACTGGGCACTTCCGCTGTGTGTGGTGCGCCCGGCGCGTCTGGGTGTACGGGGAGAAGGGGAGGCGCCGGGCTTGCCTCGACCACCTCCACCCCGTGCACCTGGGCGGCAACCACAAGCAGTACAACCTCGTGACCGCGTGCATCCCGTGCAACAACAAGCACGGCGGCAAGCCTTGGGAGGAGCGCACGGCTACGGCCGAGGCGGTCGAGCGCGTCCGCTCCGGGACCGGCCGCCCCCTCACCGCCGACGAGCGAGCCGAAGGGCGCAAGCGCTGGAACAGGCGCCCGATCAACAAGAAGGGGTACGCCTCGTACCGGCCGAACTGGCGGGACGAGGCGACGGTTTCACCGCGTGAACCGGGCGACGATGACGACCTCGACGTTGACGTAGCGTCGACGCCCGGGGACGACTTCGTGCCGTTCTAAGCCGTCAGATCCCACTCGCCCTTGACCATCTGAAGGGCCATGTCCGCGTAGTTCATGGCGTGGAGGAAGTCGTCCGGCTTAGTCGGGGCGTGCCTCCACGCTTTACGGTCTTTGTTCGGGCCCGTCATCTCCTCGTACTCGTTGAGGATGTCCTGGAAGGGCTCCGGGATGTCGGCCACGTTGGCGGTGAGGAGGTCCGAGGGGAACTGGATCTCCTGATGGAAGCCGAGCGACATCATCACGCGATCGAGCGCGCGCGTTCGGTTGATCGTCCAGAGGCCGGACTTCGGGTTCCACTGGCAGTACTTGTCGATGTTGTCCGCGTACTTGAACTTCACGACGTTGCGCGCGTTGCCGAAACGCTTGCGCAAGAGGTCGGTGGGGAAGTTGCCGCCGCCCTCATCGGCCCCGATCACGTTGCACATCGAGTAGAAGCAGAGGGTCGCGTAGATCTCCTCGACCTCGTCGACTGGGTGTGTCCCCGGGAAGATCTTGTAGTAGAGCACGCGGTTCTTGCCGAGCAGCGGAACCCAGCCGAGGATGACCAGCACGGTCCTCGACTTGAGCTCTGCGCCGCCGCCGGACCAGTCGATGCCGGCCGCGACCTTGGTCACGCCCTTCATGTTGGCGTTGATGTCCGGCCGGCGAGAGCAGAGGGGGCCCGTCGCGGACTTGCGGAGGTGCTCGATGGTGACCAGACGACGGCCCACCGCGTCCGACACACCCAGAACCTCGTTTCGGAACATCGACAACGAGTCGGGCTTCTTGCCGTAGAGCTTGTTCCAGATGCTCTTCCAGCGCTTGCGCGCGGCGCGGTGCTCGTCCGTGCCCTCGGCCCACGCCTTCGGTACCTCGTTGGGCATCACGATGCGCGAGATGTGGAAGCCCTTGTACTCGGCCCCCTTCACCATGTCGACCCAGCACCCGTTGCGCGGGTTCAGGTAGGCGCCGCAGCCGGCCTGCATGCAGATGGGGCCGTCCACCCCGAGCATCTTCTCGGAGCGCGCGACGCTGTACTTGTTGCAGGCGTCGCACTTGACCACCCACTCGGATTGCGTCGACGCTGCCCAAAGGTGTTCGATGGAGTTCTCCATCGTCTTGGGCGTGCCGCAGTAGATCTCGTACTTGTCGGTGAAGTTCTGCGCGCAGGCCTGCACCACGGGCTGCACCGTGTCGAGCAGCATGTCCTGCACCTCGTCGAAGAGGAGCTTCTGCGCGGTGACGCCACGGCACCGGTCGGCGTTGTCCGCCGCGTACGAGAAGAAGATCTTCGAGTTGGTGGCGGCGAACTCACGGGTCAACACGCGGTCGGTGCCGCCGACGTCCGTGAAGTACTCCTCGATGATCGGCGATCCATGAATCGTCGCGGAGACGCGATCGACCGAGAACTTGTGCGTCTGCTCCTGTGTCGGCGCGACGAAGAAGATCTTGAAGTTCGGGATCGAGACCGAGTCGATGATGCAGTTGTTCGCCAGCGTCGTCGACTTACCCACCTGACGGCAGGTCTGAAGGACGATCTTCTCCGCGCCCGTGTTGTAGATGGCGCGGAACATCGGGTAGTCGGCGAGCGAGAACTGGTGCCCGTCGATGTGGATCAACGACTGGGCGTACTCGGACCTCGTCGCGGTGATTACGCTACCGGACTGCGTCGGCATGCTGCACCGCTCGCAGGGCCCGGTGCGCGTCAAGGCGGCGACGGCAGTCGATCAGCCGTGACGCGGTGACGTCCGCAGCGGTCTCTCCGAGGCCCTTCTCCACCCGCTTGAGGTTGGTCTCGTCCGTCGTGGCGATGAGGTCGCGGAGCTCCAGGAGCTCGTCGTAGTTGACTCGCGCCTTCGGCTGGTCCTCGTCCTCCATGTTGGCCTCGTCGCGCACGCAGTCGTCGGCGAACGAGAGCTCCTTCGGGGCGACGAACCACCCGTCGTGCACTACGACCACGGCGACGGCGGGGTCGATCTCGTCCGGGTCGAAGCCTTCGTCCGGCATGCGACGCGCGAGGTCCGGGCGCAACGCCTTCATCTCCTCGACCCCCCAGGCCAGCTCCTCGGGCGAGGGGTGCTGCGGCATGCCAGGGATGGTGGCGACGCCGGCGCAGGCGAGGCAGAAGGCGAAGAAGACGACGTGATCGGACAGCCACCGTGTGTGCGCCACCACGGTCTGCGCGCCGAGGAGCTTGGCCATGAGCTGCGGCGTCGCCGTCACCGACTTGCGCTCCAGCTCGTAGCGAAAGACGTCGGGCTCCCAGTCCCGCACCTCAGGCCCCCACAGGTAGACGGCCGCCTTCCACGCGGCGGAGGGGCAGACCTCCGGATTGCGAAGCACCTCCCGGGCGCTCACGTCACAGCCTGTAGGTGCCGACGAGGCGGGTGAAGGTCTTCTTCATGTCGGCGGGGAGAGTGGACAGCACCTCCGCCGCGAGCTTGGGGTCGACCACGCCGCCCTTCCCGATGGCGGGGCCGATGTCGTCCCCCAGGGCGTGCTTGTAGAGGTCCATCGGAATCCGGGCGAGGTCCGCCTGGGAGTACGAGCGCCCTCCGATGTCGCACGAGGCCTCGGCGAGCTTCACGGTGTTGGACACCGTGCGGGAGGGGTCCTCCAGCTCGCGGTCGTACTTCGCCACGAACCCCGCCTTCCGGTCGAGCTCGATGATGAACGAGGCGACCTTGCGGCGCGTGCCCTCCTCCCGGAGATCGGAGGGGCTCTTGCGCACCGCCTTGGCGAGCGCCGCGAACTTCTCCGCCAGCGCGGTGTCCGTCGAGGCGACGGCGCGGGCCTCCAGGTGGGTGGCGAGGCGCTCGGGGTTCGACGCGGTCTTGCAGGCGAGGCGGAGCGACTCGGCCGCCAGTTTCACGCCGTGAACTTCGGCCGCCGCCGCGAGCTTCGAGAAGACGTCGAGCCTCGCGACGCCGTCGAGCTTGTGGACCTGGGGCAGGAGTCGGGCCTCGGCGGTCTTCACCTCGGCCGCGTTGCGGACGGGGTAGCGCCCGCCGGGGAAGAGGCACTCGTTGTCGGAGGCGACCTTCGCCGTGGCGCGGCCGAAGGCGGACGCCGGGATCTCGTAGGCCTCCATCGCGTCGTCGAGCTTGGCCCTCACGTGGGGAGGGATCTCGGCCTCGGCCGTCTTGGCGTAGAGGTGCGACAGCGTGGCATGCTCGCGGGAGTGCAGGGGGAAGAGCCGTCGCTCGGGCCACGCGTAGGCGCCGGCCGGAAGCTCAGGCTCGGTGTCCTCGATCGAGGCCTCCTTGAGCAACTCCGCCGCGCCCGGATGGGCGTCGAGGAGGTTCTTGAGACGTCCGTAGCCCGGGTCGTGGAACTGGTCGTAGATCGGCATGACAATGAAAGGATAGAGGTACATGGCGGATAACATGATCGAATTCAGCGACACCGGAGGTCCGAAGGTCACGTACCTGCTGCCTGTGTACGGGCACTGCCAGACCGGCGGGGTGTGCCGCGCGGCCGTGTGGCAGTTCGACCAACACGCGTACGTGTACTACCGACACATGGGCGCGAAGTTCATGACCCTGACGAGGCTCAACAATGAGGTCGTCGAGGTGGTGCTCGACGCGTTCCCCAGAGAGTTCCGGTGGTTCGACGACGGAAGGTTCAGCGTCTACGCCGTGGTACCGACGTTCGACGACACAGGGAAGCCGCAGCGCGTGCCGCCGAGCGTGTACGATGTGCCCCATCCCGAACTCGACACGGACGAAGACAGGGTCGTCCTCTCGCGCGAGGGTCTCCGGTTCCGCACGGTGCGCGGCTCGACCATCGAGCACTACGAGACGGAGCTGTTCTCGTGGGAGGCCTTCGGGAAGGCTTTCAAGGAGACGAACGAATGAGCTGGATCGACGACGCCATCAAGGCGCATCCCCACACCTCGTGGGGCGAACGACTCGTGGTCGAGAAGGACGCCTACGGGAACCGCGTGGAGGTTGCCATCGAGCGGGCGGTCCGCAGCGGCGAACCCGTCGGCTTCTTCAACTGCTGGGTGTTCAAGCCCTGCGAATACGTCTACCGCCATGACAAGGACGGGAGGCCGGTCGACGGACATCTCGACTGGGCGCGCGATCTCATCGCGCAGGCGCTCGAAGTGGACAAGGCGCGGGTGCGCCTGGGCTTCGGCGCGGACGAGTTCGACGTGAGGCCGTTCTGATGGATCAGCGCATCAAAGAGTTGCTGAACTACATCCAAGGGTCGAAGGACATCCTCGAAGGCAAGTGCGCGGGGGCCTGCGTGACCAACGCGCTGCTGAACCTCGACGCGATGGAGACGCTCGTCAAGGAGCTGCGCGATTCACCGCGTGAACAGCCGGACGACAGCTACTCCGGCGATCTGGAGTATCACGTGGACACCATGAACGACGGGGTGAGCATCTTCGAGAACTTTGACGACGCCGCCGTGGCCGCCATGACGATCGCGGCTACGCGCGGGGAGTCGCAGATCGACGTCGTCGTGTGGAGCGAGGACGGGGCGCGGAAGTTTGGCGGAGACGACGCCGTCGAGCAGTACCACGAAGACCCCGAGGCGTCCGTCTTTGAGCGCCTCCAGGTGCGCGTCAACAACCAGGGGAGGGTGCCGTGAGCTACGACAACGTCCGCACCGACAGCACCGGATGGCCGGTGGGGACTTCGACCGAGGCGATGGCGGCGATCACCCAGGCGGTGCTCGACTTCCTCAAGAAGCGCCCTGAAGGCGCCGAGCTCTGGGTGATCGTGGACTACGTGAAGAACCACGTGCCGCTCACCGTGTGGGATCGTCCCGTGGTGCTCGACTACCAGTACGCGACGGTAGATCGGGCGCTGCGCGCGGCCGGGGCCATCCCCGTGTGGAGGCTGTAATGGTCCTCGACGACATCGAGTTCTACTCGGTCATCTACTCGTTCGACTGCGCGTCAGACAGGAGCGTCAACGAGTACAAGCCCCGGAGTCGACAGTTCAAGCAGAGCGAAGGGGACGGCAACTACGAAGGCCCGTGGAAGAAGGGCAAGCATCGCAAGTACGGTGCGATGCTGACGGCGGCGGAGTTTCGCTCGTTCATCGACGACACGTGCCTCGCCGCTGAAGACGTCGAAACGATGGGGTCGATCGGGGCGCCGGGCTTCGGGTTCGGTTGGGCCCCCGCCATCTCGTTCAACTACTCCGATCATGCCGTTTACGCCAACGCGTACGTCACGCCGATCCCGAAGGGCGACCCCCCGGAAACGGAGGAAGAGTCCACTGCGCTCTGGGAGGAGATCCGCCGCGTGGTGATCGAGGCTTACGGAGGCGGCTAGGGCTGAGAAGAGTCGAACGTCGGGCAAATGGCCAGGACGCTGGCGAGGGCGGCGTTCTCCGCCGTCCTCGCGGCGTCCACCGCTGCTTGCGCCTGAAGCTCCGTCTGGCGGAGGTCTACGCACTGCTGCTGGTGCGCCTGCACGGCGGCGAGCGTCGTGGCGAGCTTGGCCCGCTTCTGCGTGAGTAGCGTCTCCCACGACCCGGCCTCCAGGCCGTTCAGCGCGAACGTCTTGACGTTCGTCGACCCAGTCTCGGTCATGGCGGAGACTCGGTCGTGCGCCGCTTGGAGGAAGGACACGTCCGCGACGAGTTCGTTGTAGTACCTCTCGTCGCCGGCCCCCTGCTCTTCGCACGCCTCGTGCGCGGCGGTCGCCGCGTCCCGGGCCGTCTCCGCAGTGACGCGCGTCGCGCGAGCCGCGCGCCATGCTGTGGCTCGCCGCGTCTCCTCGGCGTCCGACACGACGGGGAGGCTGTAGAGCGCGTAAGGGGTCGTCACGAAAGCGCCCGACGCCGTGAGCCACTCGGTCACAAGCGAGGACAGGCGATCCAAGAGCTGACGGTACGCGGCGTCCGCGCTCGTGAGGGTGTCGTAGATCAGCGTGATCGCCGGCGTGAGGTACTCGGTCTTGCCTGTGCGCACCGCGATCACGCGGTCGCGCGGCATCGAAGTCAGCTCGTTCGGATTCGACACACGAGCGAACGGGTCACCGGCGATCGTGACCATGTCGTCCGACCGAACCTTCACGTAGATCGAGGTGCCAGCGACCGTCTGCCGGAACTCCAGCGGCTCCGCCACGCGCGCGTACACGTCCTGCTTGGGGTCGCTCGGGTCCGCGATCGTCACGACGAAGATCTCCGAGAAGGGGAGGTCGCCTCTGTCCGTGACGATGGTCGTGACGCGCCACTTCCGGTCACCACCAGCGACCTGAATGAGCTCCCGTACCTGCTTCACCTGGGGGGCGGTCACGTGATGTTCTCCTCGACGACGCCGCCGAAGTCGGGCGGCACGGACGCCTTGCGCGCAGCCACCAACGTCCGAAGCCGGGCGACGATCTGGTTGCGCGCTTCCCTCGCGTCCTGAGGGGCGGCGGTCGTGTAGATCATCTCCGACGCGCGGAAGAACGTGTGGCCGAGGCTGCGCGCGCTCGATTCGCTCTCCGGGTAGGTCGCGATGTCACGCAACGTGGCGACGTGACTGAAACGACCGCCGACGCGGAACACGAACAGCTCAGGCACGATGCCCTCGACCGAGGTGATCGAGATCTTGATCGAGTAGCCGCTGTCCGAGGACAGCTCCTCGGCCCTGTAGTTGACGCTCACGCTCATGGGAAGTCCGTCACGAGCACCACGTCGGTGCCGTCGTTGTTGGCGTTGGATTCGGCCTGGAGCCGCCGCACCCCGTCCTGCACGCTGACCATGAAGTTCAGCGCCGCCTCCTGGCTCGTCTCGATGGAGGTCCAACGCGAGCAGCGGTAGAGGTTGCCGGCCGTGGGTTCTCGGTGAATCTGCCCCCCGTTGCCGAGCTGCGTGCTTCCGGTCGCATAGTCGAGCTCCCAGGACAAGCCGCCCATCTTCGTGGGGAAGTACCTCGGCTCAAGACCCGCGCCAGCGTTGGTCTCGATCGAAACCCAGTACGAGAACCACCCGCCGGCTGAGGTCTCCAGGTACCCGCTGTTCTTGTTCGTCTGCGCGGTGTTGCCGCGAACCGAGCGGATCTGGCAGAAGCCGTTGAACGCCGTCGTCGTGAAGCCCGAGAACTCGAACCAGCGCCCGACGTCGTCGTCCGAGAACTGGTAGTTGGCCAACGCGACGACACCCCCCGGCATCATGACTGGCGACGGGCCGTTCGCCCGCAGCAGAAGCCCTGAATTGACGGTAAACGAGCGGTTGGTGTACGGTGCTCCGACCTGGACCCAATGTTGCGTCGAGTCACCGACGATACGCAGCGGATTGCCCGAATGGACGAGCGAGTAGAACGAGTCACCGTCGAGCCCCTTCGGCTCGAAGTACCGCAGGTTGGCCTCGGGGTACGCCGCGAGGTCCTGCATCGTGCAGACGCGCTCGAAGGATTCCCGCCCGCCCACGTTGCGGATCAGGAACAACGCCTCCAGCGAGTCGGGGTAGGTCACGCTCGCGGGGTAACGTGAAACCCACTGCGTGAGCTGCCAACCGGCGGCCCGGGGCACCCTCTCCTGGTTCAACCGGATAACGCTCGGCACGCCACTAACCTAAGGAGTCTCTCGCGTGAGCAACGTCTACGTCGGGGTCGATTGTTCTCTGCGCAAGCCCGGCCTGACCGTGCTCTCGGCGGACGCGGTGGTCTACTGCGGCTCGTTGAAAACCAAGTCGTCTGGGGCCGCGCGGCTGGATGCTATCGCCTACTACATCGCCGACCGACTCTCCGGGCACCTCGTCGCGGGTTCCGCGATCGAAGGGCCGAGCCTGAAGAGCCAGCACCGCGAGTTCGACCTCGGCGAAGGCTCCGGCGCGGCGAAGCTGATCTTGTTCCGCGCCTCGCTCGGGTCGGCCGAGCCCTTGGTCGTGCCGCCGACCCAGCTCAAGCTCTACGCGGCGGGCAACGGCAACGCCGACAAGGACGACGTGATTCACTGGGTGAAAGAGGCGTGGGGGTACGACGTCGGCGACGACGATGACGCCGCCGACTCGTTCGCCCTGGCCCACCTCGCGCGGGCGCTCGACCTCGGCGGTGTCAAACGCCGCTGTGAGGCCCAGGTCGTACACGACATTCTTCACCCCGGCGCGGCCAAGCCCCGCGTCAAGCACCGACGATCGAAGGAGAACATCTGAGAATGCCGATCCACTACGAGAAGTCCTTCTGCGAGCACGGCCCCTACACCGGGCTGAACTTCACGCGCCGCACGGCCGAGGTCACCAAGCCCGACGGGACGCACGTCTTCCGGCAGGACGCCGTCGAAGCCCCCGACTTCTGGTCGGAGCGCGCTCTGCGCACCGCCGCGCAGAAGTACTTCGTCCGCCCCGGGGTGTCGAAGACCCTCACGGAGGGCGAGACCAGCGTCAAGCAGATGTGCCAGAACGTCGCCGCGACGATCGCGGAGTCGGGCAGAGCACAGGGCTACTTCGACACGGCCGAAGCCCGCGACGCGTTCGAGGAAGACCTCCTCTGGCTGCTCATCCGGCAGCACGGGGCGTTCAACTCGCCGGTGTGGTTCAACTGCCGCCGCTGGCACTGCTACGGCATCGAGGGCAAGGGCGGCAACTGGGCGTGGGACGACGGCGCCGGGTACGCGGTCAAGACGACCAACGCCTACGAGCGGCCCCAATGCTCGGCGTGCTTCCTCGTCCCCGTCGACAACTCGATCGTGGACGGGGAGAACTCCATCCTCGCCCACCTCGCGAACGAGGCGCGCATCTTCAAGTACGGCAGCGGCAGCGGCACGAACTTCTCCGCCATCCAGGAGAAGGACTCACGCACGGACTCGAACGGCAAGGCCTCGGGCCTGATCACGTTCCTCAAGCCGTCGGACTCCGTGGCCGGGGTCATCAAGTCGGGCGGAACGACGCGCCGCGCGGCGAAGATGATCTGCGTCGACCTCGACCACCCCGAGATCGAGGACTTCATCGACCTCAAGATGCGCGAGGAGAAGAAGGCCCTCATCCTGGCCGAGCACGGCTACGGCCGGAACATGGAGGACGAGTCCTACACGACCGTCACGGGGCAGAACGCCAACAACTCCGTGCGGGCGCCCGACGTCTTCTTCGAGTCGGTCGAGAACGACGGCACCTGGGACCTCACCTCGCGCGTCGGCGGGCGGGTGGTCAAGACGCTCAAGTCCAAGGAGCTTTTCCGCCGGATCGCGACGGCTGCCTGGAGCTGCGCCGACCCCGGCATGCACTACGACGGAGCCCAGCAGCTCTGGCACACGTGCAAGGCGACGGGCCGGATCCGCGAGACCAACCCGTGCAGCGAGTACCTCTTCCTCACCTCGACCGCGTGCAACCTCGCCAGCCTCAAGCTGACGGCGTTCCTCCGTGAGGATGGAACCCTCGACGTCGACGCGTTCCAGCGCGCCATTCGGGTCTTCATCATCGCCCAGGACATCCTGGTCGATCTGAGCTCGTACCCGACGCGGGCCATCGCGGAGAACTCGCACAAGTTCAGGACGTTGGGCCTGGGCTACATGGACCTCGGTTCGCTCCTGATGCTCAAGGGGCTGCCGTACGACTCGGAGGAGGGCAGGGCCTACGCGGCGGCGGTGACCTCGCTCATGGGCGCCACGGCCTACCGGGTCAGCGCGGAGCTCGCTCGTGAGATGGGGGCCTTCGCCGGCTACGCGGAGAACGCGGAGCCGATGTACGACGTGATGTGCCTGCATCACGCGGCGAGCGAACGTGCCCGCGTGGGCTCGTCCGGCGAGGCGCGCGCCCTGCTCGACGTCGCCACCGGCGAGTGGCAGCACGTCGTCAACATGGGCCACTCCACCGGCCCGGGCTTCCGCAACGCGCAGACCACCCTCCTCGCCCCGACCGGCACGATCGGGTACCTCGTCGACGCCGAGACCACCGGCGTCGAGCCCAACCTCGGCCTCATGCTCTACAAGGAGCTGGCTGGCGGCGGCACGGTGATCCTCCCGAACCGGCTCATCGGCGAGGCTCTCCGCCGACTCGGGTACTCCACGGCGGACTGCGAAGCGGTCGTGGCCTACGTCAACGAGGAGCTGACCACGGAGGTCAACGGGCAGCCGATCAAGTACAAGCGCGGCTCCGTCGTGGGGGCGCCCGGCCTCAAGCCGGAGCACTACGCGGTCTTCGACTGCGCCTTCCCCCCGGCGTACGCCAAGGGCCCGTTCATCCGCCCCGAGGGCCACGTGCTCATGATGGCGGCCGTGCAGCCGTTCCTCAGCGGGGCGATCTCCAAGACGGTCAACATGCCGCGCGAGACCACCGTCGAGGACATCGAGCGCATCTACATGCTCGGCTGGAAGAAGGGCCTCAAGGCGCTCGCCATCTACCGGGACGGGTCGAAGGGTGCGCAGCCCGTAACCACCACCCTCAAGGGCGCTGCGACCAAGAAGGACTCGTACGCCGAGCTCAAGGCCCTGCCTCTGGCTGACCGCGTCAAGCAGCTCGTGGCTGACGGGGTGCTGCCCGAAGGCTTCGGGTCCCGCAAGAAACTGCCGAAGAAGCGCAAGGGCTACACCCACAGCCTCAAGATCGACGGCCAGGACATCTACCTCCGCTCCGGCGAGTACCCTGACGGTTCACTCGGTGAAGTGTGGATCGACGTGAAGCACGACGGCAACACCGTGAGCGGGCTGGCCAACGCCCTGGCCAAGGCACTTTCGATCGGGCACCAGTACGGTGTGCCGTGGCAGCAGTACGCCGACAAGCTCCAGTACTCCTACTTCGAGCCGCACGGCCGTGTCGAGGGACACGAGACGATCAAGAGCGCACTCTCGATCGTTGACCTCGTTATGCGCTGGGTGATGACCGAGTACGAAGGCGCGCTCGACATCCCGCAGGACAAGACGGAGACGTCGCACCCTCCGGCGCAGTTCACCGGCGATGGACCGGTCTGTACCAACTGCGGTCACATCACCAAGCGCAACGGCGCTTGCTACCGCTGCCCCTGCTGCTCCGAGACCAGCGGCTGCTCCTGAAACTCACCTCATGATCGGGTAGAAGATCATGAGGTGAGCATGGTGCCCCCAACGCGAAACCCCTCACGCCGTGCGCAGGACCCCGGATCCTGGTCGTGCTGACGTGAACACGTAACGACGCCACACCGTCCACACAACCGACGCGACGACGCGCGTCACCCACCCCAGACCGAGTTCGGTCCTCCGCGTCGCGCCCCGGGCAACCCCCGGGGCGCGACGCCCGTTCCCCTTTTCTTTTGGTTCACGCGGTGAATTACGAGTCGACGCGGACGAGGACGGAGCCGATCTCCGTGACGGTGAGCGTCTCGGTGCCAGCGCCAGCTTCGATTCCGGTGCGCGCCTCGACCGTGGCGTAGCACGTGTCGCCGTACGGCGCTTCGGCGTGCACGGGCACGAGGATCTGAGCTCTGGCCTGATGGAGCATCGTGAACCCGGGCGCCGCCTGGAACGGAACGCAGATCTCGACGCGCGCGTGGGGCTGCGTAGCCGCCGCCGACTCGAAGAAGAAGACGGTGTACTGGAGAGTCGTGCCTGCTGCGATGGCCGCGGCCGACGTCGCCGTGATCGTCACGTTCAAGAGCACGTGCGTCTTAACGTGGTTGGGAAACGTCCCGAGCTCGACCGAGTCAGCGATCATTCTGTGCTTCGACGACGTGACCCATCCGGTCGTGTCCTGGTTGTTGAACAGCGTCAGGTAGTTGTTGTAGGGCTTCGTGTACGTCTTGGAGTAGTCGTCCGCGTGGTGATGCGACGACACCGCGCTCACCGTGTGGCCGGTCTCGTTGCCGTCCAGGCGTTCCTTGTCCGCCTGGGTGAGGATGTCGACCGTTCGGCGATTCGTGACCCCGCCGGCGATGCGGCACGTGGACGCCCAGATGACGCGGTTCGCCCAGACCACGCATTGAAGCGCGCCGGCGTTGCCGCTGGGGGTGTAGATCGCGGCCAGCTTCGAGTCGGTGCTGCTCGTCGCGATGATGGCGCCTGGGGCGCCCGTGGACGTGAACGAGCTGTCGATGCGGCTCCAGTGGTGCCAGAAGCGTCGCGTGTACCGACGATCGTTGCCGTCACGCATCGACGTGTAGAACGTCAGCAGGGGCGTGCCCGACATGCCAGTGAAGTCGGGATCGGCGCCGCTCGCCTTCTTGAGCGTGATCACACCAGTGCCGGTGTTGCGGGCGGTGATGTAGTAGAAGCCGTCCGGTGCGTCGGCCGCCCCGGTGGCGCCTGAGAGGTACACGAACACGACCGGCACCGCCTGCGTGGTGAACCCATCCTGCACCAGGGGTAGCTTGGCGAAGACGTTGCCGAACCGGGTCAGCGTCATCGACGTGATCGTGAGCGTGGTCGACGAGGCGAACGCGCTCACCTCCAGCGCGACGAGGTTGTCGTTGGCGTCGATGTTGTAGACCAGGGGCTGAAGCGACCAGTAGCTGGTCTCGTTCACGCCCGCCGGTGAAGTCGCGTATACGTCGGCCGGGTAGTGGAGCTCACCGCGAAGGAACTCAGCGCCGCTCGTGGGCATCCCGGTGAGGTCGAAGTTCTTGCGCAGCGGGTCGGCGCCCCGCATGGTGTGCCCATTCTCGTGCACACGGAACGCCATGCCGTATGGGTTGCCGATGCCGAGGATCTCGGCGATGGCCTGCCGCACGGACTCCGCTGCGATGGACGGTGCGCGGTTCGAGAAGTTGCCGAGCGACGCCGACGAGACCATGCTCTCGATGCCGATGCGCCGCGCGCCCGACTGGCTCGTGCTCTGGTTGGCGAGATCGGCGAGGAGCTGATCGAAGGTGGCCTCGACCGTGCCTGCGTTGAGCTGCGGGCTGGTCGTCGCTGAGGCGTCTGAGTTGTACGCGGGACCACCGCCGTACCCCACGAGCGTGGCCCCCGCCGGGGCGCTCGTGGCCGGGAGGGCGTCCCCCGTGGTGTGCGTCTCACCGAGACGCGCTGGGCTGCCCACGCCGATGCGCGTGCCGTCGATGAAGACGAACTCGCCGCCGATCAGCTTGCCGACGGGCACGGCGCCAGGGATCTTCTCGGGCTCGCGACCGGTGTTGAACAGCGAGTAGCCGACGGAGGGCGTGGTGTTCTGCGACTTGGTGCCGGACCTGTCCGTCGGGAGGTCCCACACGGACTGGCGCCTGCCGCCGCGCGGGATCGGGGTGCCTGTCTCGACGGGCCCCGGGACGTAGGCGACAGCGAGGCCCTCGCCCTCCTTCAACCGGTTGTCGTTGACGGCGAAGAACGCAGCGAGCTGCGCGACCGTGATCTGATGCGCCTCGGCGTCGTACGCGCCCAGCACACCGGCGTCTGCGAAAGGCGTCGGTGCGGCGGAACCCGGCGTGGCCGGATCGCGCGACGCGCGGAAGAACACGGCAGGCCCGTAGTCCAGGCCGGTGAAGAAGTTGGACGGGTTGTTCACCCACGCGATGAGCTGGTCGATCGACGTGGAACCGCCCGACGTGCCGTACGTGATCGTGACGCGACGCTTGGGCGTGCCCGTAATGGTCGCCGTGACCGTGCCCGTGGGGGACGCCGGGTTGGCCGCCAGCGTGAGCGTGACGCCGTTCGCCCCCAGGGTGAGCGCCGGGTTGCCGCCGCCCCCGTCGAAGGTCGACCCGTCCGCGTACCCGCGCTGCCCCGTGTAGTCGGAGTTCAGCGTGAAGGCGAGGTCGTTGGTGAGGAGCACGCCGGAGTACGGCAGCGACCCGACGTACACCCTTCCGCCCTTGTTGCGCCCGCCGCTCTGACGCCCAGGGGTGAGCGCGGGGTAGACCCACAGGTCGTCCTCGGTCCCGGAGACCATCGAGAGCGTGTAGTCGCCCCCCGCGTTGGCGAGCGCGAACCGCGCGTTGGACCGCAGCGTCAACGCTCGGTCGTAGTCGGCGAGGTACAGCAGCGACTCCACCGTTGAGCGCACGCGCTCGGTTCGCCGACGGAGGTGCTGGAGCGGACGGTCCGCGTTGTCCGGCGTGGCCGGCTCGTTGCCGATGGGCTGGATCGACGCGTCGTCGTTGTCGCCCGAGTCGGAGTTCTGCTTGAAAACGAGCTGCTGGTCGTACGTCATGTCGCCGTAACTCCGAAGCGCCAGCTCACGTCGACCGCGTAGACGCCGTTGAGCAGGATGTCAGGAACCGTCTGCCTCGCGAAGAGGTTGCCGTTGCCGAGGAGGATGCCGAACTCGCGGATCGTCTGCCCGAGCGACATGCTGTTGGGCACCGACGCCCGGACCTCGACTTGGCCGGGCGACCGGACGCGCTGCGGGGCGGAGTTGATCGCGATGGTGTTGAACTGCGCGAGCAGCCCGAGGTCGCCGTGAGTCGGCGGGGTGGCGTTCGAGCCGATGGCGAGCGTGCGGAAGTCGTAGTCCGTGAGCGTCAGCCCGTCGGGCGCCCAGAGGTAGGTGGGCGTGTCGATGCCGCGATAGGTGATCGTGTTGCGGACGACGATCCGGCGCGTCTTGCCGTCTCGAATGCGTCGCAACCGCACGCACAGGTCGCCGCGCAGTCGGATGGTCTCGTCGAAGCGCATCGTCACGAAAGCCTAATCGAGATCGCCCTATCGGACAGGCCCGGCGCGTTGATGGAGGGGTCGTTGCCGCCGAAGTAAACGCGCGTCTCGTAGTCGAGAAGAGGGTCACCGGGGGCGCGCGTCCTCAAGAAACAGGACACCGTGGTGATGTGGATCGTGCCCGCGTTCCCCTGCATGATCTTGAGCACACCGGTGGCGCGGTTGAACGTGTAATCCGCCCCCTCGGCGAGATCCCTGGTGTGGCCCAGCACCGTCACCGTGGCGTCGGTGAACCGCCCGTCCAAGAACACGTACTTGTACGGCATGGCGTACGGCGCGGGCGGCGTGAGCGTCGTCGTGTAGACGCCGCCCGGGTAGGCGACGGCGAACGTGTGGTCGACGTAGGTGTACGCGTCGCCGTACGAAACGAACGCGTCCGGGTGCCACGTCCACCGCGTATCGACCACCGGGATCGAGTCCGTCAGCCCTGCGAGAATCGTGGCCCGGAACGTTTCACTCAGTGAAACTCCGTCGCGCATGCGCGCGAGCGACTCCATGTACACGAAGGCGTGAGACGGACGCGCCTCACGCACGAGCTGGGCGGCGTCGGACATGAACTCCGGGGTGACGCGCGCGTCCTGATGGACTTTGACCGCGATGGCGTGCCGCTTGAGGAAGCGGTCCATCATGATGAACGACACCGGTCGCCGGTAGAGGATCGCGGGCAGGCGAACGTTGATTGTTGCCGGCGCCGTCATGGCCCTGGCCTCCGGCGGCGGGAACCGCTCCAGCTTCATCGTGACGTTGTCGTCGAGCACGCCTTCGATCTTGAAGGAACCCTCGAACGGCGGGCTTCGCACGATGGCGTAACGGCCCACGTCGCGCGGCAAGAGCGGCTCCGGGGCCGTCACCCACTGACCGCCGAGCCACACACCAGCGCCGTCCCTGGCGGCGGGCGGTTGCCCTTCGTCGTCCAGTCCGAAGTAGAAGTCGTCGTCACCGAATCTCGGCGCGTCGACCGCACCGAAGGTGTGCTCCACGAGGAGTGGGGACACGTAGCGCCTCGCGGGCTCCGCTTCCTCCAGGACGTCCGACGGGATGTACGCGCTGTGCCACCACGTCGGGTCGATCTGCTCGCTGACGACCTCGAAGGTTTCGGTGAGGGCTTCGTAGGCCGAAAAGCTCAGGGCGGAGTCCGACGTCACGTCGGACCGCATCGGCGTACCGAACGGAAAGTCGTACGTGCGCTTGTTCGTAACGACGCGGACACGTCGCGTCTTGGTCAACGCCCAGGCCAAGCTCGTCTCGTCGGCGAAACCGAACGGCGATTCGAGCACTACGACGTTCGGCCCTTCGACGGCGGCGATACGGAACGCCCCATTGTTCCTCGCGTTGCGAGCGCCCGAGATGACGAGATCGGCCCCGACGTCCATCGAGGAGAAGACCGACGCAGTAGCGACGAATCTGCCGCGCGTGGACACGTGGCGGTAGGCCCATTCGACGGGTGTTGCGCTGGTTGGCGACGGGCTGATCGTCGCCGAAGTGGACGACAGGATCGCGGTCACGGTGTACCGCGAAGTGGAGGTCCCGGCACGCACCGTCAGGACCGCCCCTTCGTCGCCGGCCACGAACCCGGCCGTGGGCGAGCTGAAGGTTGACGGCCCGGAGGAGAGCGTGGCGTCACGACCCTCACGGAAGTCGAAGACCGAGCCGGTACCGGACGACTCGACCCCGTCGTCGAACGTTACCAGGGTCTCGCCATCCTCCCGGACGACCGGGTAACCGGCCATGACATTCAGGGCCGACTCGAATCGCGCTGCGTTCGGGCCAAGGAGGTAGAGCTGAGAGACCCCCTTGAGAAACGATCTGTACTGCTCCGACGTATCCCGCTTGAACCCGAGCAGGTAGCCGAAGTTCTCGTACAGCACGTCACGGTCCACCCGCACGTCGGCTCCCCACAGCGACATCTCGCGTGTCGTGGCGACGTAGTTCTGCTTGAACTCACTCGGACCGCTGATCGAAGACTCGGCCACCACCGCGTCCCATTCGTAGGCCGCTGTCGCGGTCGACGCGGCGTCCCACGCAGAGAGGAAGCGCAGCTTCCCGGTCAACAGGTCGGTGGCGTAGTCGACGCCCGGTTCGAGCCCCGAGCCGTCAGCCGCCCTGCCGTAAACGACGAGCGTGCCCTCTCGGATGCTCGTGTGCTCCAGGGACGCCGTGGGCCCCACACCGTAATCGGCCCCGAGGTCAACGCGGTGGGCAGGCTGCGCGACCGAGGGGAGAAAGTCGCCGGGCGCGTCCGTCACGACGTAGCTTGCGCCGATCGAGTTCACTCGGTGAAACCCGCTGTTGCTGGGGACCGTCTCGTCGTGCACCGCGATGTACGTACCGACCCACGAGCCGTCCGCCCCGGCGACGGTGAGGCGCTTGGTCGCTGCGACGGGCGTGACCGTGATCTGGGTCACGGCTACAGGTTGAGGCGTAACCGTAACGCCGGCCTTGACCGCATCGAACGGCGAACGGAGAACCGAGAGGACCCCGCCGCTCGTCGAATCGAACTCGGGGGCGTAGCGGTCGAGGAGCAGGTAGTCGCCCCGCACGCCCTTCACACGCGCGTACAGGGGCCTGCCGCCGACGGGCGTGTACCTCGCGGTGTCGCCGACGCGCGCGCCGGCCCATGTGCCACGCACGGCCGCCGGGTAGGAGACGTCGATCGTGCGAACGGGGAACGGGGCGTAACGCTCCGAGGAGAACGGGTCGACAGTGAACGCGACGGCCCCCTCCGTCACCACGTAGTCGCGTCCGGGTTCGACCACGCAGGTAGGGGCAACGACCCGGTTCATGAGCCAAGCCACGCCGGCGAGCTTGTCCTCGGAGACGTGCAGCCAGCGGTCCTCGGCCGAGGAAGGGCCCTCCGAGAAGATGAGCTCGTCCTCGCGGACGTAGAAGTCCTTGAAGTACCGACGGCTGAACAGGGGTACGTGGTCCAGGCTGACGCCGAGCACCGCGTCCAGGAGGTCCAGGTAGAGCTGCCCGTACTGAACTGCCTGGGCCTCGTACACGTCGCGCAGACGGTCCGAGTCGCGGAAGAACGTGACCCAGAAGTCGGACAGCCCGTGGATCAGGTTGTCGTCGGGCGACGGTGCGATGGCCATCAGCGGGCCTCGAAGGTGACGCCGGCGGTGGCTGCGATGAATCGCACGGTGCGGTCGCTCACTCCGAGCGCGCGCAACATCTGGCGGAGCGCGTCGTAGTAGTTCGTCGCGGGCAGCCCGAGCTCTACCGGGTTCAGCAACGACGCCCCGGAGCTCGCGTCGGGCGGGAATAGCGTGACCTTGTCGGTGGTCTGGTAGCGGAACACCCTGCCGTCCGGGGCGATGAGCTCGTAGGTGACCGAGAACGCGTAGAGCGTAGCCACGGACGCGCCTTGCGCGAAGCGGACCTGGGTGACGAGGGAGGACACGTCGATCGGGTCGGCCGCCCTGTACTCGTTGACGTACTTCGCCACGGCCGCCGCCGCGCCGACCGGGTCGAAGTTCGGCTGTGGTACGAGGAGTCGGCCGACGCGCGCGGTCGCCGACGTGTCGGTCCGCAGGGCGTATGGGATCGCGAACGACACGTAGACCGGGTGCAGTGCGCGAGCGAGGTAGTCCGCCGGGTCGGGCCTGTTCTCGCCAGTCACGAACGTGCCGACCGCGTCGAAGCCGGCGAGCGTCTCGTAGGTGACCTCGACGTCGAGGCCGTCGAGCGACACCGCCGGCCACCCGACCTCCACCTGGGTCACGGCTCGCGGGGACTGCGACTCGGACGGGTTCAGGACCTCCACGCGGTAAGGCAGCCTTACCGCCGTAGATGCGGGAGCGAGGAGCGCGGTGTTCGCTCGGACCGGGAAGGCGACGCGCCCGGTGATGGGGTCGCGGAACGAGGCCAGGGCCGCCGGGGACGTAGGCAGGAGCTCGACCTTCGTGATCGCGTAGACGGGCCCCCCGTCGAGCATCACGCGGTTGGTCGCCGAAACCGCCCGCGACGTTGCGGCGGACGAGCTCGGCGTGCCGGAAGTGGACAACCGGTTGTCGAAGTCGGGGTAGTTCCGCCCGATCGAATAGTCGATCGCCGAGCTGACGTTCTCGTCCGTCGCCGAGCTGAACGGGGTGCGGAGAGAGACCTCGACCTCGTAGTCGCGGACGGCCCTGATCGTGTACTGGATCGGCGCCTCCGGGATGCCCGACTTGATGTACAGCACGTCGCCCACGCGGACGCCCGACACCGGGAACGAAAACCCGGACGGCGGAGCGGTGTCGCGGAACACGGCCGCCCGGCCGTCGGGCCGCTGGAACGCTGCGCCCACGGTCTTCCGGACGGTGATCGACCTCACAGGCAGGCGCACGTAGAGGTCGCACGCGCCGCCGAGGTGCAACCGCCCGTTAGAGGTCTCCAGCACGTCGCGCACCATCTCGGGGTCGCCGTGACCAACGGTCACCGTGCGCTCGACGCCGAGCGTGTTTGTGAGGACGGTCCCGTTCGCCCTCTCGTTGCCGAGCGAACGCGTTGACAGGGCGCCGGCCGCCGTCTCGATCAGGTCCGAAGTCGTCTGAACGTCGAGCCCGCCGGTGAGTCGATTTGGGTTTTCGGCGCCGAGGAAGTAGGGACTGAACGGGTCGACCGCGTCGAAGGGCCCGGCGTCCACGTCGTACGCGCCGCCCGTCCTCGCCGCGACAACGTTGACGGTGCCGGTGTAGTGGAGCACACGGCCGTCCGGACCCAGGACAGGCCGGAGGTCCGAGGCGCCGAGAATCAGGTCGGTGGCGTAGTCGGGGTAGTAGACCAGCGCGGTGCCCTTGAAGAAGCGGGCGTTGCGGGGCACGCGTTGGTCGATCTGACGGGAGAACTTGCACGTGACGGGGCCGCGTGTGAACCGGCCCGGCGCGCGTGAGACCAGGAGGTTCGCCAGGATGGCGTCCGCCATGTCGTCGACGTCGGTCGAGGCGGGGAGATCACGCAGTGAAAGGAGGGACTTCTCCTTCCGCACAGTCTCGATCGCCTTGCGCAAGAGCGCGACGGGGAAGCTCTGCCCCTTGATCGTCACCTCGTGGTCCGGGCCGCCGGGGGTCCAGTCGACGCCCGGCTGCTTGGTTTCGAGGAACGCCTGGAGGAACCGGATCGACTCCTGCACGTCGCTCAGGTTCACGTCGTAGTCGGCCATGTCACTCCGTCGCGTACGGGATCAGCGCCCGCACCCCTTCGCCTGATTCGACCTGGAGGTCCACCCACAGCTCGAAGCTGCCAGGACCGAGCACGTTGAACTGCGTGATCTGAGCCGTGCTGATTCGCTCCGAGCGCGAGAGGTACGGGACGCCGGACTGTAGCCGGATCGCCTCGGTGGTCGCGTCGTCGACGCACGTGTGGAGCAGCGTCTCGACCTCGTCGACGTCCGTGTAATTCGAGCCGGGGAGGTTGCCGAAGTCCGTGCCGGCCGAGAGGTCCGTGGGGTCCGTGCCCCTCGGCGTGAAGAGGCGCACCAGCCACAGCCCGAGCGCCTTGTACTTGCCGTCGACGAGCACGGAGGGCCGGCCGAACGTGAACGTGCCCACGGCCGCTTGCGAGGTCGGGTCGACGATGCGGATGTGCAGGCTCTTGCGGGCCACAGGGGAAGGGTAGCTACCGCTTCACGTGCCAGGGTTCGTCCAGCGCGGGACAGTCCTCGAAACACGGAGCTCCGCCAGGACCTTGATCGTACAGCGATTCTACGAGACACGTGTCGTCGCAGTGGCCACAGTGTACCGACTGTCCGTCCGCCAGTTCAGCGAGTAACGCACCGGAGCAGATCACCTTCGAGGTTGGTCGTTTCATTGAAGCGAGCTTCTCGAACGCTTCATTGAATGTCGGCCTCGGCTTGTCGAGGATCTTTTGCATCTCCTCACGCCAGCGCTCGTCTTCGACTTCTTCGTATGTCATGCGTGGATCTTATCAGTATGGCGACTGGTTTTCATCCTGCCATCGACCCGTGACGAAGTCGTACGTCCATGGCCCAGAGTTCGTGACGGGACGTGGTCCGGATGGTGTAGTCGCAGCGGCGGCTGCGGCAGCAGCGCCAGCGTCGTTTGCCTGAACCTGTGAGCTCGTGACGCGTTGGACGTAGAACTCCTGGCGCGACACGGCCTGCATCGCTCGCGCTCGATCGGCGCCTGCGGCACGCGCGTAGTCGCCGAGCAGCTCGGACCGTTGACCAAGAGTGTCAGCACGGGTCACGGCCGAGGCCATCGACGCGCGAGCTGTGTTGGGCACAACCGCGCCCGGCCGCTCGAAGACCTCGGTGGCGAGATCGAAGGCGCCGAGCGAACTCGCAACCCCAGACGGCGTCGCTCGATCTGCACCCGGCCCTTGAGGCGCCGGCCAGTCACGCCACGCCGCCCCCGTGAAGTCGAGCCGTTCGACGGCCGGGCCTGCGTTCCACACCACTACCGGGTCACGCGCGATGGACGGGTACGCCACGTATAGCTTCGCCAACGTTACCGCCAGAGAATCCGCCTGGGCCTGCGTCATCTTCAGTTCGACCAGTGAGCTCGGCGGACCGGCGAGCCACTCCGCCTCGTATGCCGCGACCGCCGACTCGTACGCCACGTCGATCGCCAGCGGCGCGGCCGGGTCCGTCACGTCGTCGAGCGAGGCGCAGATCAGGACGCCGCCGAGCCTGGAGATCGCGACGTGGAACGCAGGCCCAGCAACGCCAACGATCCTCGGCACTAGCAGCGCCGTCTTGTCGTCGTCGGCGATTCGGCGGGAAGCCACGAATCCGTTGAGGCCTGCTAGCGGGCCGACCTTGGCACGCCCCTCGCCGTCCGTACGCCCCAGCAACGCGACGTCGTCGACCGCGCCGTACGGGATGAGGCGGATCGAGGTGCACGCCCTGTTTTCACCCCGTGAAACGTGCGCCGCGTTCGGCGACACGAAGCCGAATGTGACGGTGTCGAGGTAGCCGTTCCCGGACAGGAGACGTCCCCTGCGCAGCGCTCGACGCGACGGCGACGCGTTGGCATAGACGGCGACGGCGCGCGCGTGGTCGGACGCCTCCGCAGAGAGCGCGGCGGCGGCGTCATCGCCAGCCCGGCCGCTCATCGCAACCTGTCGGCCCGGCCGAGGAGCTCTTCGAGCTTGGTGATCTGATAGGAGAGCTGGCCCTGAGTGATGCCGAGCTCCTTCATGATCGCCGCGCCGTCACGGATGAGCGCCGGGTTGGGGACGGACGTGCCGTTGTAGCCCGTGCGCATCTCGAAGACTCTCTTCTGGAGCGGGGACATATCGGCGTACGCGAGGTGGATCACGTCGTCATCCGTGTGCCGCTGGAACGCAGGCCCCTCTCCGGATTCGAGGAACTCCTTGCGTGCGACGTTCCCGATGACCTTCTTGATGTGGGACTGCGGCAGCCCGAGTCGGTCCGAGATCTCGTCGATGTTCGGCCTGCGGCCGAGCTCGTCCTCCATCTGGGCGTGGACCATCTGGATCTTGTTGAACGTGATCCGGTGCTGCTCCGGCACCGACAGCGTCGACTGATGCTCGTAGCGCGTGCGCGAGAGCTTCTGGAGGTTGGCGACGACGTGGGTTGAGAGGAGCGTGCCGCGCGCGGGGTCGTACGTGTCGAACGCGTGCAGCGCGACCTGCTTCGCTTGAGCTTCGAGCACGAGCGGTGACACCACCCGGTCGGACTTGCGGACCTCGTTCATGATCAGCGGCATGATCTGCCGCATGAGCCGTTCGAGGTCGGCCTGAGAGCGGGTTTCTTTCCAGCGGCGCCACAGCGTGACGTCGTCCGTTCGCGTGGTGGCTGTGGTCGGCACGTCTAACGCTCGAACTGAATGTTACGGACCTTGTCGGCGTAGGCGAGTAGGACCGCGTCCCAGTCCGTGCGTGTTTCGGGGTAGTTGGACGCGACACCGGCGCTCGCGCTCGACGGGCCGATCGGAGCATCGGTGTACCCCCGTTCGGCGGCGGCGGGGGCCGGGCCGGGGCCTTGTCGGAGTCGGTAGATCCGTCGGTAGTAGGTCGCCGTGTTGCGCACCGCCTGAGTCGTCGCAGGTCCGTTCGGGCCACCGGTTGTGTTGACGTCGCGGCTCGTCACAGAGGCGTAGGCGAACGTGTTGACCTCCCCCTCGACCTGGGCGGGCCGCTCCGCGCGCGTTTCGAGCAGGGCGCCCACCGTCTCGCCGCCGTGCCAGAAGCGGATGTAATCGTTGAGCGTGCACACCGGCCGCGAGGAGAGGCG